AGAATGGTGCCGCTGAGAAGATTCGAACTCCTGACCCATTGATTACAAATCAATTGCTCTACCAACTGAGCTACAGCGGCACTCTCTCCCTACCTACGGTTACGATTAGGTCGGCGGTTGTTACGCATCATTGCGAGTTCCTTGACCCGCTCTGACAACTCACCGTTCTTCTTGGTGAGTTCTGCATTGTCCCACTGTAGGGACTTTACAGTGTTTTGAAGTTCGGCAACTTTTGCCTCAAAGAAACCTTCAACACGTTCCATCTCTGGACTCCTCAATCAAAGTTAATAAATTCATTCTATACTTATTCTTGTCAATTGTCAAGAACCTTTTGTAATCATTCATAAATTTTTTTAAGTCAGGCCATACAATATCGTCCCCTAATAGTTTGTCCCAATTTTTACTGAAAGAGACTAACTCATCCAGAATGATGAGCGTCTCCAGTGATACACGCCCACCCAGAAACTCCTTGAGAAGTTTCGGGTGGTTATGCTTCTTCACCTCAAATAGTGGTTCAAATTCCTTCACAAGTGGAGTCATCTCAGCCACAAACATATCAAAAAAGTTACTCCGCTTCAACTTCCATGAGTTATAGTTCTCATCATTGAAGTTGGCAATGTAACCCTTCCTGTCCTTGATGAAGTTGGACAGAAAGTAATTCTTGACTTCCTCTTCTGACTTATATTTTCTGGATAGACGCACGAAGAACCCACGGTCCTTGCGCTTATAGAATGTGTCTCTGGAAATGCGAGTCTTACCTTTGTACTTCACAAAGTCATAATCAGTCTTTCCAAAATGCGCCTTGAAGGCACAGTACATCAAATATACGTCGATGGGTTCCATCAAACTGGCAGTTTAGCTCTCTTTGGTAAAAAATTTAGTTCCCTCGCATTAGCCTCAATTTTCTCTTTGAGACTTTTTGAGATAAGGTTCCCGACTGTATCGGGTTCGATGTTCTTACGGTAACAATAATCTAGTACTGCCTCCATATGGGTAATACCCTTTTCATTAGCAATTCTTTCAATCTCAAGAGAGAAAGATTTAGCAGTGTTCAAGTTCATAACTTCTCCTATTTTGTGCCCGTCATACCTTTGGGGGCAATTTTCTCACAAACCAACTGTGCAACAATTGGACTAATTACACTACCAACGAAAATACCAACTCCTGCTGGTGTAGCAAGACTTACACTAAGCATTGCAGGATTACATGTTGCAATGACGTTGACGATTACGTTGTTAAGTGTCTTCTTATCACAGTTTCCCTTGACGCCGGGAATGAGCCACACGCTCTCTGTAATCAAACCACCAACTGCGGTTGCCATTGCAGCATTCGCACCCTGTGTGGCAATATAACCAAGATAAGTTGTACTGACTGCTGTGCTGGTAACTGTGCCGGGATCAGAAGGGTTAGGTTTTGGTGTGAAATAAGTAACACACCCAGTGGTCAGTGCAAGGTTCAAACCGATATAACATGCATTCGCATCAACCCAATCCCACGCTTCTGTTGCAGCCCATTCGACTGCCTCAACACCGTGACTCACTGCGTTACACGCTTCTTGAGTTCCCCTCTTCCACTCATCAGATGCAACATCAAATCCCTGCTTGGAATACTCTGTTGCCTGTGCAGCACAAGTATCTGCGGTGTGTTTAACTGCCTTGCTTGTATCATTTACAAGACCCGTAACGAAATCACTCGTCGCATTTGCAGCACTTGTTGCAGTATCTGCAACTGTATTTCCAACATCAGTTGCGGTGTCTGCAATCGCATTACCGGCATCTGTTGCTGTGTCTTCAATAGCCTTGCCAACATCAGTCCAAGACTTTTTCTTAAAGGGATTCCAACCCATTATATATCTCCTATTAAAAGTTGGGGGGTTAACCGTGGACCCCCCGCGAGTGTATTACGGCACCACCCGTTGGACTATTCTGTTACTAGGAAGTCCGAAACCCTATCCGACTCACGCAGCTAGTGCGTAGTCTTGAGATGCAAAATTATCGTTTGCATTTACTAATTTGACCGATAAGGTGGTCAATCCACAGTTCTCCACTTTTCTAATCAACACCTGTCGATCCTGTTTCGCCCCCATCATGAATACTTGGATGAGATAGCTGGGTTATACTCGCTCTAGGCCGGTGAAGGTTCGCCATTACTGCCGAACCACATCCAAGTATTCATGGTGGAGGCGGCGGGTACTGCCCCCGCGTCCAGTATGCCTTTCGTCCTGTTTCATCAAACTGTATTTTATTTATAACACAGTAAGTATAGATTGTCAAGACGCTTTAGGTTGGAATTCCATTAACTTTTTCGTTAGGTGATTTTTTGTTTTTGTCAAATCTGCCTGGTGCAAGACAATAACCCATAAGTCTTCCGAAACCATTCATTACCTTCAAAGCCACACTGTAACGGTCTGAATGGTCTTTATACGAAAGGAACCTATCTTGAACAAATAACATGATAGGGTTTGGGAAAGTCATACAAGCTCCGGCCGCGACCTTTAAATTGATAGTATCGATAACCAATTCTTCAGATTTCATATCGGCGTTAACTATATCAATCATTGTGTCTTCATCGGCACAGAGTGCTTGAACCCCAATTGGTTCACCTACACCCCAAATAATGTTTTCGAACTTATCATTGGCCAGGGGTGTACCAGGCAACAGAACTGTTAGAACTATTATCGACGCTACTAGATACTTCATTTTTAGCTCTCCAATCCTCTATTGCTTCTTTTAGCAGGCTGATGTATGGGGTTTTTTCTTTCACAAATTCTTGAACCGTGCCGTCTTCAGTAACAACAAGAATAACCACTTGTGATACCTCTATACCTGTTCTTGCGTGAAACATTTCTGCGTAGGCTGTACCTTGAATATAATAGTTTTCATTCCACTCATCATTACGTTCTTTCGAGGATGTTTTAAAGTCAATAATTGAAGGGACACCCTTATACTCAGCAATACAATCAACCCTACCTGCTACCTTATATTTATCACTGTATAGTCCTGCCTCTTGTGCATAGATATTATCTATATTTGATAAGACTTTATCCTTTAACTGTCCAAACAAACAGTATGGCAGGAAATCCTTCTTGTGTTTCTCCCACTCTGTAGGAAAATTGGACTGTACATTGTTAAGGTAGTCCTCACACATGTGATGTACCTTAGTACCTCTTGACGCAGCAGTTCGTGCAACATAGTTTGCCACATCATTACCAACACGTTTACGCCATTCATGCAATCCCTTCTTGTTACGAATGGAAAGCACTGTTGTGATTGATGGGTACTTGTTACCCTCTGGTGTTTCATAGAGACGAACACCGCCACCATTTCTTGCTTTCACAGGGGGCAATTCCACTGGTATATGATTAAACATTACGCATACGCTCAACGAGTCGTTCTGCTCTTGCCCCTACCTGACGATACCATCGGCTATCAACCATCTCATCAGCAGCAGCATCCCAATCTTGTGAATCAACACCACGTTTCATACCAGCAAATTTGGAAAGACGTGGCCGACCAAGATTGAACATCATGTTAGCAACTATCTGTTGAACTTCTTCTGGCAACTCATCGAAGTCTGGATATAAGATGGCGCAGTCTGACAGTACTGTTTCGACATCTTGCTCGAAGGCTTCAATGACTCTAGATTCAGAGACAGGGGTTCCAATTTCCTCTCCGTTCTCTGGATCAGACTCAATGACCAAATGACCGATGCCAAAAGTAGGATAGCCAAGATGATCGTTATATATTTCGTAAACGCAGCCTTCGTCAATTTTGAGTTGTTCTCTAAGTTTTTCAATGTCCATTAGTCCATTCCTAGTCCCATTTTAATTTTGTTGATTAGATAGTTTCGCACAAATCCAGACCTTACGATATCTCCAATGCTGAACTCTGTGCAATTAAATTCTTCCATCTCCTCTAGAATACGCAAGAAATCGTGAAGACCATTTTTCTCATTTGTCTTCTGTAAATCAGTCTGGTCAAAGTCACCACAAAATACTATGCGTGAGTCTTGACCGACACGAGTGATAATTGTATCCAGTTCATGGAAGTTCATGTTTTGACACTCATCCACTATAACAATTGAGTTGTCAAATGTCAACCCTCTTAGGAAAGAAGTTGATAGAAAAAACAGTGTTCCCTGTCCCTTGAGCCTATCGTAGAGGGTATTGAACTGCTGTTCGTTCTGCATCTCAAACATGAACTGCACCATGTTCTGATACGGCACCTGATACAGTGCAGACTTATCTTCCTCATCACCCGGCAGAAATCCAATCTCCCTTGTGGGAATGAGAGAGCGCACAATGATGACTCTTTCATACTTGGACTTCAAGTCCAAGACAGATTGCATCGCGAGGTACAGAGAGACAAACGTTTTACCTGTTCCTGCCGCACCGAAGAGGAATTGGTTCTGTCCCTTCTTCCATGTATCAAACACAACTTTCTGACTGTCTGTAATAGGTTTGACAGTTACGAGTTGGGAATGATTGATTTCTTTATTCTTACTGGCCATAACAATCCTTTAGAGAAAAAGAGGGGGGAGTGGGGGCGGTATAACATCCCCCCTCTGACACATGGGCGGATTGACTTCCCAGCTTGCGTAGATGCTGTGCATCCCTTGCTGAAGTTTGATTTCTCGCCCGTGTCATTTTTATTTATAAGATTCCGTGCTTCTTCAACACCTGTCTGGTTTTAATTTCTTTGGTTGATTGTGTGCTACTTGAACCGTAACGGTCTGCTAGAGGTGTGCCTGGATGTGACTCTGCAATGCGTTGCATGTTCTCAGTAAACCCACCGTCTACTTTTGGTCCTACACCTGATATATGATCACCAACAATGGCTGGAGCAGATGGTAGTTGTTTCACATGCGGATTAAGTTTCTTATAATCATCAAGTTCAGACATCCTCATGAATTCTTCATACTCTTCTTGAGTAGTCGTGTCATAAAATCTATATGTTGGCATTATACATCTAACTCCAATTGTACTGGACCACATTTTTTTAGGTCATGTATTTCTTCCATTAGTTTCTTCACACGCAATCGCAAGTAATGTATCTCTTTTTGCATCTGTGCGATTTCATTTCTATAAGTTTCTTCAGGCACCAACAACTCCTCTTTCATTCGTCTCCCCATGTAATCCCAATAAGGTTCACGATTCTGTACCGATAGCTCCCCAGTAGTCTTGGTATTCATGTCTGTCATTCCACCACTCCGGCCTACTTCGCTTTTTGTATGTCGCAAATTTTGACTTCTCTAATATATAGTAATTTTGATATGCAAGAACTGTGTCCTCACCCTTGCAGTAATCAGGCATACATTGTGGGGGATCAGTGAAAGGAGCGTTATCATCCATATTTTGAGGCCGACTTGACAACCCCATGTTTAGTCTTTCTGTAGCATGGATTTTGCCATAACGA